AAAATATCTACCGTCCGGCGTCGCACTATCGTCGAACGGATGATAAAATTTTGATTCGCAAGAGCTTTTGTGTTTGCCCCATACACTTGCACGGGAGTTGCCGCCGAACATGCGTTTACCCCCCCCCACAATTTTTACGGTTTTCCCGGTCTTATGACCAAGATTTATTCCATAAGGGGGATCACATATTGCAAGGTCAAAGTACCCGTCAGGGAACTGCTTCATCCCCTCCATGCAATCCATGTTATAGAATCCAAAATCAAGCATGTATTACTTCTTTATCCTCCATACTTTCCTTTTCCTGACTCCCCACTTCTCACAGGCTGACTCACTCGACAGATACAAATCCATCCAGTTATCGCTGTGCCAAGATGCTCCACGGTCTTCCACCACTCTTGTGCCGACACCCTGTATGTAGACCTTTGTGCCAAGGGGAAGACTGTTGCAGGCTACCGTATGCTTCAACCTGGGCCAGGATCCGTCAGAACTTCTGGTGCCGTCATAGCAGTATGCTGTGATGGAAAACTTGCCAAGGTACTTTCTCTTTGGCTTTTTCTTTGACAGATGCTTTCCCCACAAGAATCTGTACTTGCCCTTGTAGCGAACCAGAACCCATCTGTTCGCCTTCTTTCTGGCTTTTCCTATAACCTGTACCATCTTGCCCCATTTAAGGCAGGAAACAGCCTTTCCTTTCGTTGTAGGGGCAGTCCGTAAGTTGAGACCGTCTGAGGATGTCACATACATCTTCTGCCTGCATTTGTCAAAGGTATAGGATGTCCCCTTACCTGTGACGGTGTAGGCATCATCTGTCTCTGTGATTGTGACCTTCTTGCCCATCTGATCCAGGTATCCGGCGTGGACAGGGACGCTGACGGCTGCAGCAAGGATCGGTATGAAAAGCACGGTTTTAAGAATCCGTTTCATGTTTTTATCCTCCGTCTTTTAGCGGAAAGGCAGATCCATATCATCGATCTCGTCAGGAATATTTATAAACCCGTCATCGTCCGCAGCCGGAGCTTTCGGCGCCATCGCCTCACCCCTTGCACGGTCATTCGCTTCTTTTGATTCACAGAATTCCTGGCTCTCAATGATAATATCTGTCGTATAAACCTTGACACCATCGCGGTTTGTATAGCTGCCGGTCTGGATCCGGCCGGTAACGGCTACCTTCATGCCTTTATGAAACCAGTTTGATGCAAATTCGCCGGCATTGCTAAAGGCCACGCAGTTAAGAAAGTCCGCCGTCTGTTCGCCGTCACGCTTATATGCTCTGTCCACAGCAAGCGTATATCTTGCTATGCACATTTGATCCTGTGTATATCTGGTATCAACGTCTCTTGTCAGTCTCCCAATCAAAACCACTTTATTCATGCCATGTCCTCCATAAATTTATTGATTGCATCAAAAACGCCCGATAGTTCTTTCAGAGAATTGTATTTGTTTACAAACCACGCCAGTTCCTTTTTAGCATCTTCCAGAACACTGTTTCTCATATCTTCATCAGACATTGCCTTGCTGATGTTGATGTATCCCTTCTGTTCTTCATCGGTCTTCACAAAGGCCCTGACGATTACAGGCTCTACTTCCTCTTCCTCTTCCTCGACTGTTACCCTCAATGATGCGATGATCACTCTTGCCTGCTGAAGCCTGAATGCTTCCGCTGCCGTTGGATCATTCCACTCAAACAGGCAGTGCATTTCAGAATCCTCAGACCTTGCGCTCTCAAGGAACATCTCGCTTGTGACTGTACCATTCTGTTCTTCCAGTTTCCGTAAGTGATTGCCGACCTTCTCAGCAGATACTGCCCTGTCCGGCCCACTCCATGAGTACTTGTAAACCATTTCCTTCCTCCTTCTTTGCTTTGTTGATAGTGCCTGCCAAACCGTGCCCAAACTCACCTCGCCATACCTCGCCTCGCCGTACCCAACCTAGCCTGCCTTGCCACGCCTCGCCAAACCAAGCCAATCCCGACCTTGCCGTGCCAGACCTTGCCATGCCAAACATGACCTTGCCTTGCCTCACCTAACCTCTCCGAACCAAGCCAGGCCTCGCCGCGCCCTACCTTGCCTGCCAAACCTTGCCGTACCTAACCGTTCCATACCATACCGTACCACGCCCTACCTCGCCTTGCCTGCATCGCCTTGCCGCGCCTAGCCTCGCCGCGCCTTGATGATTATATTTGCATAGCCTCAACGTGATACCTTCCGTTGTTGCCGTCCTTCTCAGGTCTCCACTCACCAATGCCGCAAGCAAACCCGCCTGCGTTGATACAGTTAATAATCTGTTCCAATGTCATCGCACCGGCGGCATTGTACTGCACCATAAAATCCATGTACCAATCTTTGAATTCGCCCCTATATCTAATGTCTGCTGTTCCCATGCCGACCCTTACCATGTCTTCACGCATAATAGGAATGCAGCCTTTGATCTCAGCCATTTCTCCCCATTCTGTCTGAATGAAGTATGAACCTCTAAGTTCCATTTGATTCTTGACCCAACCCATGCGGTATGCAGCACTATTGGCAGCCTGCTTGATTGCTCCGACAGGAAATCCCCACTTTGCTCCATTGTGAACGGCATCCGCAAACGCTTCAGGAGTGCTTTCATCCGGCTTTCCTTTCAGCCAATATAAGCTGTTAATGAAATTGTCATACGGATCTTTCTTTGGTTTCGCTTTGGTTTTTGTCTTTCCCATCTGAGCGTCAAGCATCATCTGCTTAGCCTTATTATCCCATGCATGAACAATGAGCGGCGTGTCACCGATAATTCTAATACCAATGGTTTTGATCTCTGTTTTTCTAATCTCAATGATTTCTTCTTTCTTCTTAGCCATTTCCTTTTTCCTTTCCTACTACTCGTCTTCGTTGTCTCCGTTCGTAAGTGTAATGGTCTGACTGTCGTGCAGTATAAAGGCTGAAAACAACATACAAAGGCCAAACCACACACAATCATCAGAAATACTCATTCCGCCCTTTGTCACAAAGATAAAGAGCATGACAACGCTTATCAGTAATTTGATGCCGCCCATTACCGGAACCTCACGATTTTATCCTGCTCCAAATGCGCAACGCCTTCCAGATTCTTTCCGGCTTTTATATCCTCTTTGATTTTCATGCGGTCAATCTTCGGATCCTGCTCAATCAGATACTCTTTCGGGATTTTCTTAACATCGTCCAGGACAACTCTCTCCGGCGTGTTCTGCATCCAGTACGAAAACATGTCTGTCCTGAACTTTACCTTTCCGGTTCTCGTCATTGCATCCCGCATCAGCATCTTTATACGGTCGATCTTCTTGTCGCCGGCAACAGCCTTTTTGTCCATAATCTTTGACTCTGCTCTCTGCGCCGCGACAGAATACTCCAACTGCCGGATGATCTTTACATACAAATCGAATTTCGCTTCAAATTCACCTTCTACCGCCTCCAAGGTGTCCGCAAGCACTTCAGGGTCAATGTCCGGGTCATCTGCCATTGCCATCAGGGAGAGATATTCTCCTGTCAATTCGTAAAGGTTCATCGCCTACCTCCTCATAAATCCGTATCTTGTCAGCTTCCTGATCCTGTGTTCACATTCGTCTGTCACCAGAGAGGAGACTGCCGCCAAGCCCATGCTCACCACCATGATGAGCAGTGCCAGCCACCATCTCCCACCATCCATGCCTCCCATCATCAGGAAGGCTGTGCAGACAGAGACAAGTCCTACACCCTTGCTGACCAGTCTGGCTGTTTCAAGCCTGCGGATCTGTTCTGAACGCTTCATGCTGTACCAATCCTTTCTTGTGTGCTATAACCTATCTTGCTCAATGTATCCAGAACAGGCAGGGCAGCTTCACTCTTTCGCCGCTCTTCCACCTGTCTGTATGCTCTCTGAAACTGTGACTGAATCACGGTCATGCTATCCGGGTCTGAAATCTGACCCCAGTCGTGAAGATTTGATGCGGATCCTACAGCCTTCTGGACTGCTTCCGGGAGTGCCGCATACTCTTCCTCAAAGCCATAGGTGCTGTTGCGGAGGGCCTTTGTCACCAGTGACCATGCCTCCTGCTGATTCAGCCTTTCACCTTCCGGAGTAGTCTGCTCCACTACCAGACCACGAATGTCAGCCGGTGTCGGAGGCCACTTGTTGGTGGCGATGTATGTCCTGACAGCCCTCATAGCCGCCTCGGCCTCAATGTCCTGAAGGAATCCAAGCCAGATGACAAGAGCATCAGTGTCCGGCAGGAACTTGGGATCCGTGTAAACGGCCTTCATAGTCTTTGCGATAACCCCGAACTCATCGAATGTCATGTGTATCTCTCCTTCCACTCATCTACTGCTTTGTCTATCCAGTCAAGCCTGCCGCTGTGACCTGTGTCATTTGGACTGGTAGTGCCTTTCCGCTTCTCAGACTCCTCCTCGTCGACAGCTTTCACTACCCACTTGAGGATCGTCAGATAGTCGGACTTACACTTGTAGCCTTTCCGCTCTTTGTACTCATCCAGGAATCGAATACAGTGAGATGCTTTCTCGTTGCCAAGGCTGTCCAGAAGCTTCTGCATCTCATCATCGGTCAGAAGGACATGCTGATACTCGCCATGCTTGTGCTTGGGCGCGCGTTTCCGGGTGGCTCTGCCAGCCGGTATATGTCTCTCTTCATCAGCATGTACCTCTTCATCCTTCTCTTCATGTACATCTTCATCTACATCTTCATCTACATCTACATCTTCATAAGGTTTTGCATTTTCCTCTTTATACATATCCATAGGTTTTTCATCTTCATAACCATTGGTTTTCTTTTCTGTAAACATAGGTTTTTCATATTCATAACCATTGGTATCTTTGGACGGTCTGCCACCTTTTTTCCCATTTGACCTGCGCTTCTGATTGGAATCAAGCACAGGTTTTGCCATAGCAAGGATCATCTTTGCATAGTTTCCTTCAGCATCATCCTCACCATTCAATCCATAATTGATGATTGCCTTCACACAAGCGGCATACTCCTCTTCTGGAACAAAAGACAGGGCTTCAAAGAAACTCCTGTAAAAAACAAAACTATCATCCATTGCGTCCTGCCTCCCATTCTCTGAAAATCTCTATGAAGTCCTCAAGACTCAGTGTCACCATCCACTTGCCACGGCTCTTCTTGTGAATAACCAATGGAATCTCGCCCTCTCTTGCATCGCTCTTTGACTGTGAGTAAGCATCTTCAAGATTCAGGCGTTCGACGAACTTGCATTCGATATGGACTCCCGGAAGGGCATCTACAATGTCAGCAGCACCTGTTTTTCCGCAATACTGGACTCCCCTTCTGGCATTCTCATAACCAAGGAATCTCAGTTCTTTTGCCAGGGATAATTCCCCGCGCTTCCCCTTCTGTCTGCTGTTCATAAATACGACCTCCCAAAAATCTTTCTGAATTCCTCTCGGCTGCCATATTTGCCTTCAAACACCCGTTGACCAAGCTGTTGAAGATCCCGGTCATGCAGGCCAGTGTCATGCAGTTTCCTGTGACAGTCTGCGCAAAGGTACACAACCAGTCCGTACTTGTCTGCGGCTTTTCTCATGCGGCCGTGCAAACAGTGATGATGCTGCAGGCTGTGGCGCTTTCCGCATATGAAACACTGTTTCCTGTCATCAATCATGGTCTGCCTCCGGTTTCCACATGTTCACAAGCCGGTCAAGTTCATCTGGTGCAAGTGTCTCAATATCAAGCTCTTTCGCTTCACTTACAGTCCCGTCAATCAAGGCCGCCATTTCAGCGGTCGAGTATGTATGGCTGCCGCGCATCACATAGTAAACGGCCATATCTCCCATATATTCATTTGCCGGACGCAAGTGCAGATATATGACCTTCTGCCAGTTCACCTTTTCGCTGAGAGCGATTCTGACCGGCGCCCCATCTTCGTTAAGTTCTTCCTCCCCATAGTCAGAAATCAGGGTGTTTTTCACCTCTGTCATGGATGAGTGCAATTTTCGTGCAATCTTCCTGACCAGGACATGAAAATAAGCGTTTGCCGTCAATGACCTCTTTTCCTTCCACTGCACAGCTGATATTCGCAGGTCTTTCCCGTTCAGATCGTCTATCTGCGGCAGAATGTCTATAGCAAAGGTTATATGCCATTTGTTCGTCTGGAAGTCCTTTGCGGCATTGACTAATGTTCCCTTACTTTCCATTGTTGTTCATTCCCATAAAGTGATCCCAATATTTGATCATATGGTTATGCTGGGCTTCTGTCATATCTGCAAGGCTATTGAGCCTGTAGTGCTTCAGAACCTGTTCTTCCGGAACACCGTCATCACGGCATTTTGCCCTCACAGCAAGCATCTTTGTCTCGCTGATTCTTTCCATGATTCTTTCCATCTCGCTTGATTGCTCCTTCGGCTGATCTGGCTTCTTTGGAGTAGGATCCGGGCTTTCAATCTCTGTGTCTATCATTTCTTCTGTCGGTATGCAGAATGTCTGAAAACATGCGTATTTGAACGCCGCAGACATAGCCTTGTTGCTGGACTTGTCGCCACTGTCCATGCCTTCACCAATTACGACTGATTCTACAAATGAGCCGTCTTCTGCATAAAATTTGTATCTAACCTTTATGATCGAGTAGATAAGCAGACCGCCTTTGCTGGTCGTTCTCTCTTCTCTTGACTGTTCCAGGACTTCGGGGACAACAAAAACTTTGTTTCGGATCAGCGCCGGATTCAGTGCATTCATTACGGCGTCAATTCCCCGGTACTTATAGTTCTGCTGCGGATTTCTGCTGTCTTTTGCGACATACCCGCAGTCCTTCATCACTGCACTGATTGATTCGTAAATGTTCATTTTGCCTCCTTCTGGTGGATGCGCACCCACATCGGAACGCACTCAACATGTATGAATTCATCTGGTGCAATGTCAACGTACATTTCACCGTCAAACATATGATTTGCCTTCCAGATCGGCTGACCACAACACTCACATATTGTGAGTATGTCCTTTGCCTTTCCCAGATAAGTATCACTGGATATCGTCATGTCGTCACCTTCTTACTTCCGTCGATGGCCTTTGCCACATCGGGGATATAGTAGCCATTGCCGACCTTCGGCAAACCGACCAGGTACTTCTTCCTGACGCATTTGACGTCCTTTTTGTTCAGGTAAGCTGTCAGTTCTGACAGATTGATAAAGGACGCCCCGCCGACATAGCTTTTCATGTCAGCTACAAGATCACATGCCCTCATTTTTTCATACCTCCCACCGCGTTTAGTATTACTAAACTTTTATCAGGTCTTTTGCTTTTACGTTTAGTGCTTCCGCAATTTTTGAAAGCGTTTCAGTTGTTGTGACCGTGTTTGTCCCGCTTTCAAGTCCTGAGATAATCGTCCTTGAAACCCCTGATTTTTCGGCCAATTCTGCCTGTGTGAGTTTCCTTCTTATACGATATTCCCGCACTCGAAACTGCATCTGTTCACCCTCTTTCATTTAGTATCGTTTGTTTCACTGTACATCCATAGTTTAACATACTAGACATTCATAGTCAATACGTTCTGTTTAGTTTGTTTGACATTTTTTGACGCCCTATGTATAATAAAATTTACTCTTAGGGGGTGTTTGTATGACGCTGGGGGAAATTATAAAATCCTATAGAAAAGAACACAGAATGAGCATGGACGCATTTGCAAAAGCCAGTTCTTTAAGCAAGGCATATATTTCCATGCTTGAAAAAAACCTCAACCCAAAGACCGGAAAGCCTATTACGCCTTCTTTGCAATGCCTGCAACAAGTTGCTGATGGCATGAAAATTGAATACAGAGTCCTTATAGACATGATGAACGATAACAACAATGCAGAAACAGAATCTAATAATCCGGTAGAAAGAAAACCATGTATCAAAAACACAGGTACAAGCCAAGATCGAGCTGATTTGTTAAGCAAATACGATATGTTAAACGTATCCGGAAAGATAAAATTACATGAAAGAGCAAATGAATTGTTAGAACTCGGATACATTATTAAATGTGAGGATCCCGAATTGGAGCGTCAAAGAGAATTGGAAAAAGAAGCAGAGGACGAATCCGCGGCTTTCAATGCTTCCTGATGGATAAGGGGGAATTATGAAAAAATACAAGATCAGTTCTTCCTTCTTTGTTGATGGGAAGAGATACCGCGTTTGGGCTGATTCCGAAAAAGAACTGTATGAAAAGATTGCAAAAAAGAAATTGGAAATTGAGCAGGGACGTGTCCTGGTCACAAAGTCAATGACAGTAGAAGAGTGGGCTGATCAGGTTATCCACACATACAAAGCTAATGTTGGGGATAAATACCGTCAGCAAATGGAGTACCGCCTTCACAAACACATTCTGCCAGAAATCGGAAAACTGCCGATAAAGTCCGTCAAGCCGATTCACTGTCAGTCAATCATGAACAATCAGGATGGAATGTCCAAAAGCCACATAACAAAGGTTTATCAGGAATTGCATTTTATTTTTGAAATGGCTATAGAAAACAAGCTGATTCTGGAGAACCCGGCCGAAAAGCTGTCCTTGCCAAAAGGCACAAAAGGATCCCGGCAGAGCATTACCGATTCCGAGCGCTCTGCGTTGCTTTCTGCGGCCGAAAAAGATAAAGGGTATATATTATTCCTCTTGATGCTTAAGTGCGGTTGCAGGCCGTCTGAGGCCATATCACTGCAAGGTTTTGATATATATAAAGACGAAGGGATAAACATGCTCCATATCAGAGGGACAAAAACGGAAAATTCGGACAGGATCGTACCGATTCCGGATGACCTGTATGCAATGATCAAAGACACAAAGCCCTTTGATTACATATCACCAAATCAGGCCGGAAGGATGCACAACGCATCTTCCTACAAACGCATCGTGTCCAGGCTGAAAAGAGACATGAATCTGCAGATGGGATGCCGGACATACCGCAACCAGTTAATTCCACCGTTTCCACTCAGAGAATCCTTTGTGCCATACGACCTGCGGCACACTTACTGCACGGATCTGGCCAGAAAAGGTGTTGACGTCCGCGTCGCGCAAAAACTGATGGGACACGCTAATATTTCAATCACTGCAGACATATATACTAATTTCACATCCGCAGACATTATCAAGGGAGCGGCTGCGCTGATCGGAGCGACCGCAGAGGGTTTCCACTAGGGTTTCCACCAAAAATCCCTTTTTATCCCCTGTTTATCCCTTTTTCAAAATGAATTTAACCGGATAAATGGCAAAGAAAAAAGCCCCGGAGCCCTTGATTTAAAGGCTTTCCGAGGTTTTTTCATGTCATGTCCCGTGACGGGCTCGAACCGCCGGCCTATTGGTTGTGACACAGCCAAATAAACACATTTTTATGCCGTTTCCCCGTCAGGGTTTCCACCTGGGTTTCCAGTTTATCACAGTTTTCTCATAACAGAATCGTAAATTTTTGGATACAGAACATGCAGCATGTCCATCAGCTCATCCATGACCATTATAACACCTTTTTGGTCTTTTCCGTTAATTTTTTGTGAAAATTCTGATCCGCTGTCAAAGTTGATAACATTTCCCGCACTGAAAGAGTATGCCGGCACATCAACAGAATCCTGACTGCCGTACATTTCTTTAAGGATGATCAGGAATGATGCCAGCTTGATACATGTATTTGCGTCCGGATTCCGCACCCCTTTACATTCGGCTATGGCCTCCTGCAAGTCTTTCTCTGTAATCACAGAAGGCCACCTCCTTTACATCTGTTCCATCTTCTGGATAAATTTCTGAAATTCCTGACGTGTACGATCATCAGGAGCCTTGTTCATCAGATCCCTGAGTTCGTCCATCATGCCGTCATCCATAGAGTAGCCGTTTCTGGAATACCGCCCCATGTTGTCACGGCGTCTGGAATATGATCTTCCGCTCATACGTGGATACATGCCATAAGACCTATTATATCCATCATCCATTGAATACTCTTCACCCATCATTTCTTCGCCTTTGAGAAGGTTCTTTTTGAAGTGTGCAAGGGTATCGCCGTACTGGATTTCCGCCATAGACAGTTTGCCATTCTCGGACTTCCGTTCCAGATCCTCTAATTCTTTGCAGACATATTCAATCAGCTTATGCATTGTGTTCCTCCTTTCTCACGAAATCCTGTTTACGGTAATCGAGGCATTTCTCCGAACAAAAATCGACGGAGTAGGCGTAACTGTCGCATCATCCTCAGTAGCATCCACATAAGCCGCAGAAACCGATAGACAGCATCCACAGGGCACTGTGACGGTTGTGGACGTATTGACATGCCATATATCCTCTGCAGTGGCAGGTGTAATAATTGCCACACTATCAGGAACAGGAACCCCATTCAACGTTACGGCAACAGCAACTGGCGTTACCGCTCCACTTTCAGGAATTGCAACATTTGCCTCTACCTTAACTTCATATCTCGCAAATTGATTTGCGCCACCTTTCAAAG